ACCATCTAAATGCTTTCGGGCTTTAGCAACCTCTTCTTTATACGCAAGTTTCTTTTTACGAATCTCACGCTCCTCGTCCACTTCTTCATCATATGAAAAATTATCTTCAATCATAAAGTTAATTTCATTTGAATCTAAGTGTGATTTGGCTTGTTTATAATACTCTCTTAATAAAGTATCATTATCTACATTAGAATAATCAGCGTTTAATCTTACGTAATCTTCTAATGTTCCACCAGTTTCTTTCATAAAGTCTACGACTTTTTCGATGTTTTCTGGTAGTTTTGCTACTTCTCTTACCTCTTCAGGTGTAGGAGTAATAACTTTTTGTTCAATTTTTTCACCTATTTCTTGTATATCTTCTTCTATTTTTTCTTCAATAGGTTTTATTTCTTCTTCTTCTTTAATTTCAGAAACTGGGCTGGGCTCTGATACTTGTTCGTCCACTTTAGGGCTATCTCCGGTTTGTTCGCCCACAGCCACTTCCTCTGTTTTTCCGACTTGAATGGCATCTGTTTCTTCTTTTTTAGGTTCTTTTTTTGATAAATCGACTTTAATAATATCGTCTTTTATCAATTGTTTTGGCTTGCGTTTAATTTTAAACGTGCCTTCTTGTTTAACTTGTTCTGACATAATATAATATAATAAAAATTAATAAATAGTTTATCGCGGTGTAAACTGCTCTAAACCTATACCATCTAAATTATCATTACCCGAAGATTCAAAATCTGTAGGTAATAAATCATTTTGACGTTGCTCAATCATTTTTGATTGTTGTGTAGCCTGTATTCTTGTTCTTTTGTCTTTACGATCCTCTATCTCCGCTTCTTTACTAGCTTCTCTTGAATTTTTCATTTGTGCTAGTTGAAGGCTATATTGAAACTCTTCAGCCATTAATTGTTTTTTAATTAAAGCTTCTTGCTCCATCCTTTGAATCTCAAACTGAGATTTTGCTTGTTCTATTTGTATTTCTGTATTAGCTAAAGCCTCTTGTTTTTGCACTTCGTTTAAAGCCGCTTGTTCAGCTGTTTGTGCGTTTGCTTGTGCCTGCGCCTGTATTTGTTGTTGTTGAGCTTGTTGATCTTGTTTTTGTTTTTCTATTCTTCTATATTTTAATATTTGATTGGCTAATGTTAAGTTTTTAACCTCTCTAATATCAATAGCGTCTTCTAAATATATTTGACCAGACTGTAAAGCTACTTGTATATTTTGTTCTAGCATAGCTTTCTCTTCTTCTTCAGGTTCTAATTCTAAATAAATACCAAACTCATACCAGTGAAGGGTAGACATTTCCTCTAGGTTTCTTGCATTTGTCAATGAAATACTTTGCATTAAAGCCTCTTTTGTCAATTCAAAACCTAAAGCATCAGCTATTCTAAGAGATACATTTTCACAAGTTCTTAGTGTTAAATATAAACTAGCATCTAATATATGCTTTGTAGCAATGTTAGAAGCATTAGCCGCCATTTTTTGTAAACCAACTAAAGCGTTAGGATCTGGCATAGAACCATCTCTAGCTTCATTAAGACCTGTTACGTCTCTTATCATTTGTAAATAATACTGATAAGTATTAATTAAAGATTGTATTTTTGCGTTTGACGCAGAGGTTTGTAATTCTTGAATAGGTACCTTACCTCTATTAGGATCACCATCTTGTGTTAATGATCTACCAACTATACTACCAGTTTGAAAATACATATTTAACGCCTCTTGTGGATTATAGTTAGTACCATTACCTAAATCAACTTCAGCTAAACCATCTACATCTACAAACACACCATCTGGAACCATACGTTGAATTACCTGTTGTAATTTTAACGATGTTAATTGTATCATGTCAGCAAAACTTGTTATACGACTAACTAACGATTCCATACGTCCTTGATATAAACTAGGTGCACACAAACTGTAATTCATGTTAACCTTAGTTAGGTCACTATTAGGTCTAGTCATGTTTTCTGATAACTTCCACTCTAACATCTGTGGAACACCCATTACTTTAGCGCCTGTAAATAACACCTCTATACTTCTTGAAACTCTTTCAAATCCATCATTTGGTGGTGGATTAAAATAATCTGGTTTTTCAATTGCTTTTTCTAAACCTTGTTCAGTTCTTTTTATTTTAAAAACTTGATCAATAAATGTTTTATATTCAAAAAATAAAATTTGGACTAAATCATTATCATAATTAGGATTAGCTATATAACCATCTCTACCAGGGTATCTAACCATTTTTTCTAATTCTTGATCGGTTAAATATGGAAATTTTTTCTTTATTTCAGCTAAAGTCATAGACTTTATTTCACCCACGTAATATATATCTTCAAAATTAGGATCATTAGTGTATGAATATACTAAATTAGCTGGATCTACGTAATCAATAGTAACCCCTTCAGATTTATTAAAACTAGTTTTTACAGCGGCAATACCTATAGTAACTATATCCTCTACAAGTCTTCTTTTAGTTAGTTGATATTTATTAAAAGCTAACGTATTGTTAATAGCTTCTTCTTCAGCTATTTCAATGGCTTGCTTATAATTGAGTTGCATATGAACTTCTAATTCTTCTTTTGATTGGGGTAGTTTGGAAGCGTCAGAATTGTACATATCTAAACCTGTAAGTTCTTTTACTTTGTTTAAATAATCTTGCGCCATCATATCTCTATATATACCACCTACATAATCTGTCCTTTGTTTTAATGAAAAAGGATCTTGAGCAAAAGCTTTTAAATCATATTTTTTTGCAGCTATACCATTTACAACTATATCTACAAATTTAGGTATAATTGGAACTGGTTTCCAGTCTAAATTTAAATAAGATAAATCACCATTTATTGATAATTCATCTTTATATTTTTGTACATTTTGCTCACCTCTAGCGTATAATCTTAAACTATGAAATTGTTGATAACCATTGTTCCATCTACTACCATTAACTCTACCACCTCTAAACCATTCATATTCAATAGCTTGCCCAACTTTCAAACCATATTCTAATGTTCTCTTTTCTTCCTCAGATACCATCTGACTTGGAAACGCACTATTAATACCAGTGTTTAATTTCATCTATTAATTATTTTTGATTTATTTATTTTTATTACAAGCCATAATAGCTAAACCCGAACTTATCGATGCATCGTGTTTTGTTCTATTATTTATATCAAATGCTGCCCAATCTTCTAATGTTCTTTGAAAATACATTGTACCGTATTGTTCATTGTTGTATCCTATAAACATTTCAATATAAGCTTCAATAGCCGCAGCGTGAGCTTGTTTAACATCTTCACTTGAATTAGGTATACCACCTATTTCTTTTTCTGTTACAGACATTTTATGCATTGTCTTATCTGGCCTATTCATAGAATAACCTCTATAACCTCTTCGTTTAAAATGATATAATAATCTTGGCTTATTATTTTCAGCTAATATTGGCATACCATAAAAAACACAAGCCATAAGAACATCTTCAAAAAATATTTCTGCAGTTTGTGGTCTAGCTATATATTCTAAAAAGAATAAGTTAGCAGGAGCATCTTCCATGCTAAACTTAGTTAAACCATGTAAAGAACCTTTCGATCCTCTACCATCTACTGTTCCTGATATATCATATGAGTCACATCCAAATGCTCCCATGTGTTCATTAGCAGGATATTTTCTACCGTTTTTAACAATAATTCTATTTTGTTGACTTACGTTTGGCACCCAAGAAACAAAAAATCTACCTTGTTTACTTGGAACAAATATAACGCTTGTATCTTTAATCCCATTTTCCCATTGAAAATTACCTTGAGTAACTACGCTAGAGTGTTTTAAATCTTCGTTGTAATCTATTTGTTCGTATATTTTTGTTAAATTAAACAAAGACTGTTTAGTTTCATCTCTAAACGCATGTTTTTCAGTACGTGGAAACTGTCTATATAGTTCGTTGAGTGCATCAGGATCATTCTTAAGACCATCTACTTCATTTTCCCAGTGTTCGATAACACCGATTTCAATGGGGAAACCATCTGGCCCTTCTTTAGGTTTTTGCGGTGTCTCAAAG